AAAACTCCTCTCCCTCTCCTGAAGAAGGAGAGGTAGATAACGAGGAGGAAATTAAAATTGAATTTAATGAAGAAGAACTTAAAGAAACTATATCTTTAGCTATTAAGCAATTTTTGAGAACTTTTAAAGGAGGTAATTAAGTATGAGTGAAAAGAAGATTCAACTTACTATGAAAGAATTTGAAGAACTTATTGCTGAATCTATAAAGAAAGCAGTTTCTGATTTAGGATTGGACAAGGTTGATAGAAAGTTTGGAGTTTTTCCTACTCCTGATGATCCTGATGGAAAGAAGGTTCAAGAACTATCTCCTGAAGAAAAAGTATTGAAATTCTTTAAAGCTGTTGTATCTCGTGATTATATGACACTTGCTGAATTGAAGGCATTAGGAGAAACTACTGATACAGCTGGAGGATATTTAGTTCCCCCTGAATTCAGAGCACAACTTGTTGAAGAACTACCTAAGATTACTGTAATGAGAAATGTTGCAACTGTAGTTCCTGTAAATTCTCCTGCTGGAAATATGCCAACTGTAACTGCTAAACCTACTGTAACTATAGGTTCTGAAAATACAGCAATAACTGAAACATCAGCAAGTTTTGGACAAATAACTTGGCAACTTCAAAGATTGAATGCTTTAATCCCTATATCCAGAGAGCTTCTTATGGATGCTAAAGTTGATATTGTTGCACTTATAAGAAGATGGTTTGCTGAAGCAATAGCACAAAAGGAGGATGAATTATTTACTAATGGTTCTGGAACTGGAGAACCTCTTGGATTTAGAAATGCAACTGGAGTAGCATCTGTAACATATGATTCTACTAAACCTTATGATGTAATTGTAGATTTAATAGCTCAAATACCACACCAATATAGAAAGAAATGTGTATTTATGACTTCTCCCAAAGGTGAATCTATTCTTATGAAGATTAAGGATGCACAAGGAAGACCTATTTTTACTCAAGCTCAAGATGGAGGTATAAGAATACTTGGTTATCCTCTAATTATAAATGCAAATATTCCTGAAAATCTTGGAGCAAATAGTAATGAAACTGAAATATGGTTTGGTGATTTCTCCTATTATTGGATATTTGACAAAGGTGAATATTCTGTTGAATCTACAATGGAAGGAGGAAATGCATTTGTAAATCACCAAGTTCTCCTAAAGGTTGTAAATTACATTGATGGTAAACCTGTTCTAACAACTCCATTTGCCAAGATGGTAGCTGTTGTTTAATTTTCTTCTCTTTCTTTTCTTTCATTTTTTTTTGGAGGATTAAATAATGGCAAGAAAACTTAAAAAAGAATATGAAAATAAAGAAAAAGTTGAATTAAAACAGTCTAATAAAGTTTATGAAGTTATTTATGAAGGTGTTTTGGTAATAGATGGTGTCAAATATAGAAAAGGAGATAAAATAGAAAAACTTGATAATGAATTAGCACAAAGATTACTTTTTTATAAGTATATACAAGAGGTTAATTAATGGCAAAATTAATAGATATTAAAACAGCTAAATCTTTTGTAGGAATTGAAACTAATAATTATGATTCACAAATAAATATTCTTCTTGAATTATTAACAGGGACAATAGCAAAATATATAGGATTAGATAACTTTGATAAAGAGACAAGAACTGATATTTTTTATCCAACAGCTGGAGAAAATAAATCAATTTTCATTTTAAAGAAATTTCCAGTAGATGTTAGTCAACCTATAACAATAAAAATTGTAGATTATGATGATACTGAATTTACTATTGATTCTTCATTATATAATGTTTTACCTGATAAAGGAATTATTAAATTTGCCTCTCCTTATGTAGTTTATACAACTAAATTAATAAAAGTAAGTTATACTGGAGGATTTGAAATAGATTCATTATCTGATACTTACATAAATATTCCAGCTGGATTAAAATTTGCTTGTTTATTATGGTTTTCTACAATTTGGAATACTAAAGAACATAGAGGAATAGTAAGAATATCAAATGATGTTAGACAATCTATTCAATACACTGTAGATGATATTCCAAATGATGTTAAGGAAATTTTAAATAACTACATAAGGAGAGTTTTTTAATGAGTGTATATTGGATAACAAAAAATAGAATAAGGAGTATTGAAGAATTTATTGAATATTACAGTGAACTGGATGAAAAAATAGAAAATAATATAAAGCAACAAGTAAGAGAAGCAACCAAAGAAGCTTTAAGTAAATTAAGAAGTTATTGGAGTGGAGAATTATTGCATATTAGAACTGGAAGAATGTTCCATAGTTTAAAAATGGAATTTGATGAAAAAGAAATTGAAGGTATTGTTTATTCTGATCCATTTAATTTTAGATATGTAGGTTTTTATTATCCTTTAACACATGAAGCTATTGGAAGAAGATATACGATTATTAAACCTAAAAAATCTAATTATTTGAAAATTCCTCCAAATCCAAGAAAAGGTTATTATCATTGGACTTATGTTAAACAAATTAAAATTCCTAAGAGACCAGCATTTCATTTAACAAAGCAAGATATTAAAAAGAAATTTGATATGGTTAGAGTAAAAAGAATTAAAAAGAAACTTGAGGAGGTTTTAAGTGGTGACAGTTAGAGAGCAAATTTTACAAGAAATTGAGAATAAACTTAAACAAGAAAATTGGGTAAGTTCTGTTTATAGAGGAATGTTAGCTGTTGATGAAGCAATTGGAAAAAAGTATGGTTATCCTTTAGTTGTATTTTGGCAAAATGAAGAAACCGTAATTGAAGGTGCATTTAATGAGGTTAGAAATAAATTAATTGTTGTATTTGAAATTTATGATAAAACATCAGAGGATAACAGATATGTTGATATTAAAGCAAATGAATTAATTGGATTATTTTCTGATTTTATTTATAATAATGCAAGATGGAATGGATTAGCAAATGATACACAAATAAAAGAAAATGTAATTATATATAAAGAAGGTTCAGAAAAAATATTTGCTGTATTGTTTAGAGTAGAAATAGATTACTCTTATGTAAGAGGTAAAAGTGATGTTAAATACGGAAGTTAAATTAAATAATGTAATGGATTATTTGAAAGATACTCTTTTTTTTATAATAGGTTTAATTTTTACAATATTAGGTTGGCAATACAGAAGGATTAATGATATTGATAAAAAAGTTAATAATTTAAGAAAGGAATTTGATGAAAAATATATAACCAAAGATGTTTTTGAGGAATTTAAAGATGGTTTATATACAAGACTTGATGATATTATAGAAAGTATAAGAGAATTAAAGAAAGATATTAAAAATACCAAATAAATTTAATTAATAGGAGGTAAAGAATGGCAAAAGGAAGTAATGCAAGATTAATCATAGGTGAAGAGACAACTTGGGGAACACCTGCAACATCATATCAACTTGTTTATTTTACAAGAGAAGGATTCCAAGGAAATATAGATAATATTGTAGATGAAACTATAACTTCAAGAAGAGCATTAGAAGAACCAAGAAGTGGAAAAATTACAGTTGATGGTTCTATTGAAGTTAATCTTTCTAATAAAGGTTCACATATTACATTAATAAAACATGCATTAGGATCTATAGCAACAACTCAAGAATTAGATGCTAATAATAATCCAACAGGTTATTATATTCATACAATAAAAGGTGCTGATACTTTACCTGAAGGTTTAACAGTTGAAAAAGGATTTATGGATATTAATCAATTTTTCTTATATACAGGATGTAAAGTTTCTTCAATGTCTATTGAATGTGGAAATGATGGGCAACATTTGAATTTATGGCAAAAGAAGAACAAAATTTAACAACTACAGTATCATCTTCTCCAATTGATAATGGACATTTACCTTTTACATATTGGGAAGGATCAATTGAAATTGATGGAACTGCTATTGGACAAATTTCTTCAATTACAATTAATGTAGATAATCAACTTGCTGATGATTTCTTTATAGGTGATAGATATAGAGGTATTATTGTTGAAGGATTAAGACAAACTACAGGTTCTCTTCAAGCTTATTTTAATGATAATTTTCTTTATACAAAATTTAAAAATGAACAAGTATTCTCTCTTAGGTTAAAAATGATGTATGATTCTAACAATTATATTGAAATTTTCTTACCTCAATGCAAGTTTAGTGGAAAAGGAGCACCTGTTGTAGATGGTGCAGGTATTATTTATCAAAATTTAGACTTTCAAGCTTTTTATGATTCCGTTGAAGGAACTGATATTATTATAACTGTTAAAAATCAAGTTGCTAATCCTTAAAATTAAAAGGAGGTATTTATGAGATTAGAAGAACTTACTTTTAAACCAAAATATGAAGAAATACCTATTTATGAAGATTTTAAAATTCTCTTTGAAAGAATAACTAAACCTGAGTTAGAAAATATTGTAAGAAAATCTGTAAAAATGACACAAAATGGAATTGATACTGTTAGAAAAAAAATCAGATTAAACAATCAAATAATTGAAGTAAATTTATTGTCTGTAGAACTTGCAAAAAGAATAAAAGGTTGGGAAGGATTGAATGGAAAAATTTTAAAAGATATTTTACCAAGTTTAGATTTTGAAGTAAAAGATGATGAAGAAGTTGAATACACACCTGATGGAGCATTATTTTTGCTTGCTTATGCTGAAATACCACAAGATGATGGTTCTTACCTACCCTTGGAAAAGGTTATTTTTGATTATGTAAATAGATTTGTTAATAATGATGAAATAGAATTGGGAGAATTGGAAAAAAAGTAGAGAAATGGTTTAAAAAATATTTAGAATTATCAGAATATCTTGGAGCTTTGCAACAACAAGCCAAAAAAGAAGGAAAATTTTTTGAAGAAATAATATTAGAAAGAATTAATGTAGAACTTCCTGAGAATTTTGATATTTTTTATTGGCTTTATTTTTTTTATGATATCATAACTCAAGTTAATGCTGTAGAAGGTGGAATTATTGGTTTAGATTATAATGCTTTAAATTTTGTTTTTAACCTTTATGGTTTTGATAATTATCAGAAATATTATGCTTTTAGAATTTTGAAAGTATTTGAAAAAGTTTATATAGAATATAGTAATGAAAAAATTAAAGAAAGAATAGAAGAGAAGAAATAAATTTAAAATTGAGATGGCAAAAACTATTCTCCAAATTGTAATAAAAGGTGATACTAAAGATGCAAAGAAAATATCACAAGTTTTAGAAAATATAGGAAAAGAATCTAAAAAAACATCTGAAAGATTACAAGCTGTTAAAAAAGCAAATGATGATTTAACAATTTCATTTAAGAGATTATTTCAAATAGTTTTTCTATATGTAGGAGCATTTGAAACATTACATAAAATTCTTAATATAACAGGTGATACTATAGCAACAATGATAAACTACAACAAAGAACTAGAAAAAATGATGTATGGACTTGCTACAACTCTTTCAATGATTGCTAATGTTGAAGTTGGTGGAAGAAAATTAACAGGATTACAGGAATATATGTATATGTTACAAACTTCAAAAGAATTAGTTGAAGAAATCAGAAAAAAATCTATGCAAGCATTTGTTCCTATGGATAAAACAGTTGAAACTTTTAGAGCTATTGTAGGTTTTGTCCTTCAAGCTAAAGGTAGTCTAAAAGATGCTGTTGAATTATCAATTTTATTTTCTCAAGCAGTTCAAGCCTTACAATTACCTATGAATCAAGTTGTTCAAGAAGCAAGAGACTTATTACAAGGTGGAATACAACCTGCTTCTTCTACATTAGCAACAATTTTAGGAATAAATGATAAAATTCTTAATCAATGGAAAGAACAAGGAATTTTACTTGAAAAACTTAAAGAAAAATTAGGGGATTTGAAATATGCAATTGGTAAACAATTTGAAACTCTTGAAGGTAAATTATTTACTTTAAAAGAATATGTAAAGTATACATTGGGGGAGGGAGGAAAACCTTTATTTCAAAGTTTTAAATTTGTTATTAATGATTTAATTCAAAGTTTATTTATTATTGAAAAAAAAGTTAAAGAAATACAAGGTCAAAAAATAACATACTATTTATTTAAACCAAAACCAGAATTTGTTGAATTTATAAGAAATATTGCAAATTCTCTTTCTTATTTAATGTTAAGATTTTATGCTTTTTCTAAATCATTGTATTATTTTTATAAACAAAATGAAGAATTTGTAAAAACTTTGTTAAAAATTATTAAATGGTTTATTGCTTTTAAAATAGCTCTTTTTGCATATAGATCATTTATAACATCTATTATTTCTAAAATGGAAAATTTAAAAAATGTAATTTTGGGATTAGGAACTGCTTTTACAACATTATATGGTAGAATTTTACTTTTTGTTTCTGCCATTTTCTTGCTTAAATCAGGTATAGATTGGTTAATAAGAAATAAAGATTTCTTCAAAGATATTACAAAAGGATTAATAGAAGGAAAAAAAATAAAAATAGATTGGAAAAAAGGATATTATGCTGTTGAAACTGATAAAGATTATTGGAAATATGGTAAAATAACTCCATTTATGCAAGTTATAAAGGATAATATTTCTCTTTTATTTAAACCTTTTGATATATTTAATAACAAATATTTTCAAAATATAATGATGAGATATAAAAGATATATTCAAAAAACAAAACAAAGCATAATTTATGATTACAAAGGAAAAATATTATATGCTGGAGAAACTCAAGAAATAGAAAAATTAAATAAGAAATATCAGGATTTATTAAAAACTTATGATTCTGTTAAAGATTTACAAATTGAATTAATTAAATATTATAATAATGGTAATATTACACTTCAAGAAAGAATTACTATCTTAAAATCCTACAATGCAATATTAGAAAATATTATAAAAAGTAAAGAATTTAAAAATTTAGATATTCAAACTCAATTAGATGTTATAAAGAGGTATAATCAAATTATTGAAGATATTGAAAAATTAAAAAGGTTATATGCTACAATTGGACTTGAAAAACAATATACTGAACTTGATTTAACAAGAATGCCATTAAAAGATTATTATTTAGCAAAAATAGAAATTATAGATAAACTTATAACTAAATATAGAGAAGAAAGAAGAAATGTAGATGAAATGAGTGAAAAATATCTTGAATTAACAAAAAAAATAAAACAATTAAATGAAGAGAAGAAACAATTAATAGAAAGATATAAAGAATTTTTTGGAACATTCAAAGAAGGATTTAGAGATGCATTAGATAATATTTATAAACAATACACTCAATATGCTATAGGAATAGAAACCATTTCTAAACTTATAACAAATACTCAACAATATTTAGCTGAATCTTTATATAAATTTGTTATTGGACAATTAAGGAGTTTTAAAGACTTTGTAAAAGAATTTTCCCGTATTGTTTTGAGAATAATAATAGAAATGATAACAAAATTGATGGTTTTTAAAACTTTTCAATTTTTTGGATTTACACCTTTTACAAATACTTATTTGAAAAAACATCATTCTGGTGGATTGGTAAGAAAATATCATTTTGGAGGATTAGCAAGTGATGAAGTTCCAGCAATATTACAAACTGGAGAATATGTAGTATCAAGAAAAGGTGTGGAATTTTTAGATAAAATTAATAGAGGTCAATTACCTTTTCAACCTTCACAACCTATTGTTATTGCTGTTAATTATAATATTCAAACCTTGGATAGTAAATCATTTGAAGAATATATAAGAGCAAATAAAGGAGCTATAATAAAGCCTATTATTGAAAATATTAAAAAGAATGGTATTTTTATTAAATCTATAAGAAGCAAAATCTAAGGAGGTATTTAATGGCTATTTTCTATCCTTCTAATCCTAAACCTTCAATTCCTCTGGAAGTTGAACAACAATGGAGAACCTTAATTTCAATAACTGAGACAGGAAGAGAATTTAGAAGAAGAAAATGGATTAAACCAAGAAGAAGAATAAACATTAAGTATGATAGAAGATATAAAAATGAATTGGAT